GACTGGTCAGCATCTAATGCTATGAGAGATCCTAAGTATCCTCAAACTAGAGTATTAACTAAATCTTATCCTTTATGGTCTGTTGAACAAACAGATAAATTTATTAAAGATAAGCTAGCAGACATTACACGCTTATTTGATAAGCCCCAAGAAGAATTACCTGAATGTACTTCAGAAGAATTGTGGGAGTCTCAAACTAAGTATAAATATTTTAAAAACCCTAACGCTCAACGAGCTACTAAGAATTTTGACTCTCTAGATGAGGCAAATAACAGAATGGCTAATGATGGGATGGTAGGTATTGTGAAAACAGTTAGAGGTGAAGTAAAAGCTTGTAGATATTGTGAAGTATCAGATATCTGTAAACAAGCACAAAATTTAATACTACAAGGGAGGTTAGTACTATGATTGCTACTGAGGACTTAATTTACGAATGCGCTAAAATTATTATAAATAAACATTTAGATACATCCACAGAATCTGATGAAAAAGCTGTAGCTATTATTAAGAAAGCTATTACTGAAACAGCTCCTGTAGTTACAACTACCTATACTAAAAGTAAACTTATAGAGGACGATATTATCGGCCAATATAATGAGTTAAGTGATATACAAATACTCAAAAATATTACACATAAATTACCTAAAAAGATAAAACGTAAAGATTACTCTAAAGTTTCTGATGATCATCTTTATGAGTTAGATGGCTTATTATTAGATATGAACCTAACTGATTCTATGGGTGCAATGAATTCCAAGTATGGATGGTCTAAAGTACTATCTACATACTCAATAATGCACAACAGAACAAAATCTTTTATAGGTAGAGCACCTAAGTACGTAAATACGCTACAAGCAGTGGTCTAAAACTCATGGAAAAATTTAAATATAATCAACTATCTGAAGAGATAGTCGACATACTAGTCGCTAAAACTCAGTCACAGAATAAGCACTTCTTCCGGATCTTAGTAGCATACTATCTTTCAAAAGTAGCATCTATGATGCGCACAAATATCGATACTAAAGATAGAGGTGTAATTCCAGTTAATACATATGTATTAAATCTAATGCCATCAGGAGCAGGTAAAGGTTTCTCAACTAATATTATTGAAGAAGATATTATTGATGGTTTTAGACAAAACTTTCTAACGCATATTCTGCCAAAAGAAAGCGCTAATGAATTAAGGATTATAGCAAATAGACGTGCAGCGAGAGATCCTGAATTATCTCAACAAGATGCTGTAACTGAGGTACAAAAAGAATACGACACTTTAGGCAACTTAGCCTTTAGTTTTGACAGTGGTACATCACCAGCTGTTAAACAGATGCGTCAGAAGTTATTAATGTCTAACTGTGGCTCTATGAATCTAGAATTAGATGAAGTAGGATCTAACCTAACTAATAATGCTGAAATGTTAAATACATTTTTAGAATTATATGATATTGGTAAGGTTAAACAAAAACTAACTAAAAACACAAACGATAATAAGCGTGGAGAGGAACTATCAGGACGTACTCCAACTAATATGATGCTATTCGGCACACCTACTAAGTTATTAGATGGTAGCAGAGTAGAAGAAGAATTTAAACAGATGTTAGAAACAGGTTACGCACGTAGAATGCTATTTGGCTATGATACTTGCTGTAATAATATACAACAACAGACAGCTGAAGAGCTTTATGATGCTCTAACTAACTGTAATATAAGTAATGACACTTCTCGTATTGAAAAGTTAATTACTAGCTTAGCTGATCAATCTAAATTTAATTCAGTATTGTCACTAAGTAAAGCAAACACAATCCATCTACTTAAATATAAGTTAAATTGTGAAGCATTAGCTAGGGAAATGAAACCTCATGAGGAAACTCAGAAGGCTGAAATTGCACATAGATACTATAAAGCTTTAAAGCTAGCAGGTGCGTATGCATTTGCAGAAGATTCTAAAGAAATTACACAGGAACATCTAGACAGCGCTATACAATTAGTAGAAGACTCTGGTGATCACTTCAAACGTATTATGTGCAAAGAAGGCTCATATGCTAGATTAGCTAAATATATTGCTGATGTAGGTAAAGAGGTTACTCAAGTGGATCTGATTGAAGAGCTACCTTTTTATAAAGGTAACGAATCTCAAAAGCGAGACATGCTTTCACTAGCTATTGCTTATGGGTATAAGAATAATATTATCATTCGTAAATCATACGTAGATGACATTGAGTTCTTATCAGGTGAGGCTTTAAAGGAAACTGATTTAGATTCTGTTAGTGTAGCTTATAGTAATGACATTACTACTGGCTATCTACCTGAAACTATTAGTTTTAAGGAATTACCACAACTAATTTGTGCACCAGGATATCACTATACTGCGCATCACTTTTTAGATGGGTACCGTTCTTCAGAGAAAGCCATACCAGGCTTTGACTTGTTAATCTTAGACATTGATAGTGGTACTAGTATTAATACTGCTATGGAGCTTTTAAGCGACTATACGGCTATGTATGCAACTACTAAGAGGCACACTGAAGATAAACATAGATTCAGAGTAATACTGCCTATGTCACATTTCATTAAGTTGAGCCCTAAAGATTATTCTAAATTTATGGAAAATGTCTTTAACTGGCTACCATTTGATACAGATACAGCTACAAAAGATATTGCTCGTAAGTGGATGTCACATAACGGTGAGGCACACTTCAATGAGGGTGACCTTATAGATGCTACATTGTTTATACCTCAAACTAAAAAGGCAATGGAGCAAGAAAGAATGCTACTAGACGCTAAAGGTATGGATAACATGGAGCGTTGGTTCCATACACGTATTGAAACGGGTAATAGAGCTACTATGATGATCCGCTATGGCTTTATGTTAGTAGATAACGAGCTACCATTAGACTTTATCATGGCTAAGTTACATCAGTTTAATGATAAGTTACCTGATCCACTTCCACGTGAAGAGATCGATACCAAAATTCAAATATCACTTTCAAGAAAAATCATTCAAAAGGAGAATTCACAATGAACAATAATTTAGTTTTATTATGCGGCAAGTCCGCAACAGGAAAATCAGCTAGCCTAGTTGATATTAAAAAACCAGAGGGTGTAATGTATCTTAATTGTGAGAACAATAAGAAGTTACCTTTCAAGTCTAAATTCAAAGAGTTTACTATTACAGATCCGACTGATGTTCCAGACGCTATCGATTCTGTTCAAGATGATGACTCTATACATACTATCGTAATTGACAGTCTTACTTATCTAATGGATATGTATGAAAGTACTCAGGTACTGACCTCATCTAACACAATGAAAGCTTGGGGTGGATACGCACAGTTCTTGAAGAATTTAATGGCACAGAATGTAGCCAACTCTAACAAGAACATTATCTTCCTTGCCCATACATCAGACGTATTTAACGAATCTGAGATGGTGAATGAGACTATGGTTAAAGTTAAAGGCTCACTAATGAACACAGGTATTGAAAGTTTCTTCAGTACTGTAATCGCATGTAAGAAGATACCTTTAAAAGGTATTGAAGCTTCTAAATCTAAAATGCTCAGCATTAACGATGAAGAGGAGTTATTAGGATTTAAATACGTATACCAGACACGTCTAACAAAAGACACTGTAAATGAGCGTATTCGTAGCCCTATGCGTATGTGGGACATTAAAGAAACCTACATTGATAATAATCTACAACATGTATTAGATAAGCTTCACGATTACTACGATGCCTAGAGCTTTAAATAAGAAACAGAAACAGCTACTTAATAGATATAACTATTGTCAGCACGAGAATGAGTTGCCAGTAGATGTACTAAGAGCTGTAATAGATCTAAACAACTATGACGAAGTGTACACAGATGTGACAAGGTATTTATATGATACTTATGTACAACTAAACGGTACACCTATTAAAAGTTGAGGGTGGGTTTTTTCGCAAATGCGCGTGGTTTTAACCTGTAATTCCTGGGAGGGAAATTACGAATAAAACTTAAGCAGCCAGGTCATGGTTTGGTAGTTCCTAGCCCCAGTAACACTTTTAAAATATGAAACTACCACTTAATTATTAAAGGAGCATTTATGCAAAGAAAACGAGTAATTCCACTAAAAAAATTAGTAGAAGAACATTATTCAGATCCTAATACAAGAAGTTGGAAATTAGTAGGACTAGTTGACGCTAAAGGTGACAGGATACATCTTCATAATGAAGCTGATGTTATTATTCAAGAGATTGAGGAATAACCGTGAAAGATGAAAAACGTAAAGGTGCTACATCTTTAGAACACATGTGGCGTAAGCGTGAGATATTACAACATGACATTAATAGATTGATTAAAGGCTATGACTTAACTCAAACTGAGGCAGATATCTATTTTTACTTAGCAGCGCAAGCTGGGTCTATATCTATAATAGTTAATCACAAATACTTCAGTAATCAGTCATTATCTACAATAAAGCGAGCAATAGTTCGTCTTAAGATGTTAAGTTTAATTGAAACATTCTCAGATGATAACGATGCCAGAATTATCTGGCTTAAATCAGTGAGAGTGTAATGAGTATGGGGGATATATTTGAGGTACTCGTAGGGCTGTCTATATTATATATAGCATTTTTAGGTTACTTAATGTGGGGAGACGACTAATGGGAGCTAAGATAGTTACATTTACGTTGGATGATGGTACAAAAATCACATCTACAGAATTATCTAAAAAAGTAGGTTGTACTCAAGGTACAGCTTATGGAAGATTAGCAAGTTCTTCTGATCCTACTAAAGTATTTAGACCTATAAACAAGACTAATAAAGGTACTGTATACGTACTAGATGACGGTAGCGAATGGACTACAGCTAAGTTAGCTAAACATTTAGATGTTATGAAAACTACAGCTGGAGCTAGATTAGCAAACTCTAGAGATCCTGCACGTGTGCTAGCACCTGTTAAACGTAATGAGGTTGATGAACGTAATCATAAAAAAATAAGTGCTGATATGAAGAAACGTATGTACTTTGACCCACTGGGTCACTGGAAA